TGCAGTATCACTCGTTGACGAACCCGCTATTATGGTGGACTGGGTCGCACTTGCTGCACAGAACAAAGTAAAACTGTCTTCGGTCAATGAAGAAAGGCAGATGTTGTACGGGCCGCTGTTGATTCCCGATCAACTAATATACCGTCGCGACGACAAAACGGGCGAAGAGTGGTACAACACATACGATAAAGAATTGATTCGTCAGACCGCGCACCGGTACTTAAAAATGAATCTGCACCACAACGCAACGGTAATGCACGAATTACAAGTTGCAGGGTGCACAGTTGTCGAAAGTTGGCTGAAGGAATACGATAACGACAAAAGTGTCGGACTCGGTTTTGAACTTCCAATCGGAACGTGGTTCGTCGGCATGCACGTACAAGACGCTGCCCTTTGGGATGAAGTAAAGAAAGGAACGTTCAAAGGTTTCAGTATTGAAGCATTCTTCCAACAATCGGGAGAGGAGCAAATGAGCAAGATGCACTCGGAATTAATTGCAGACCTCAATAAAATAAGTGAGGAACTGTCAAAACTTTGATTAGATTTGCCCTATCATATTCTTTGGAGAGAGAATTCATGATTAAGGGTTTATTAGTTATTGAGATGAAGTCCCTGCGAAACGTCGCGGGGATTTTCTTTTTATATCTTAGCCAAAAATTAAACACCCATGAAAAAAACAATTTTTACCATCCTTATCACGGCATTGAGTATCTTCTCATTCGCCCAAGACAACCCATCAAACGCGGCCCGACTGCTTAACGTTCCGCAAGGCTTCACCAAGTACAACGGGCAGATTCAAAAAAAGATTCAGTATGAAATCGTGGAGTACCGACTGACCGACAACACTAATGTTGACACTATCAACGGAAGGTTAACCCGAATTGCAAAGGTTACTTCGACATTCAGAAGCGAACCTGTAACACAATCATTCGGGGCGTATGCACTCAATCTTTGCTCTGCCTATTTGAACAGTTACGGGCTATCTGCAACATCGGATTCGACCATGTTTAAACCAAGTTTTACTGCGACTGCAACCGTGGGAGACTTTGCCGGGCAAACTTATTTCTACGGTTACAACTCTGTACTCATTAGCAGAACAGGAAGCGGATATAATTACTCAGTCACAAGTTGGCCATACATGAACACAGAGACAAATGGACTTCCCGCCATTACCCCGTGGATCACAATAAAACAGATCAACACAACCCGGACGGGAACAGTCTCCATTAATCAGAGGCGAATGACCTACACCGTTAGCAATGTGAGCGAAACAACTTCACGGCCAACGTTTGTTCGTTATACCAAAGATCAGATTGAATCGCGAAGCGGGATGACAACGGATCAGATTGCCGACGCCAGGAAGGTGATCTTTCAAATATTCCCGACATCAGGAACCACACACGTCAACTCACTTGCTGCGGATATTGTAGTTTCCGGAAATAAGTACAAAGGAGATGCGTACATTAACGGGATAGATTCGGAAGGTATTCCATACACCACACTCACGGCATCAATGGGGCTTAAATTCCCGCAGTTTATTCAAAGGTGGCATCTGTACAACGGAGTAGTAAATAACTCGGTTTATGGATCAACAGTCACGATTACATTCAATGCAAGCGAATTGAATGAGATTACTGTCGTTCCCGGAACATCATTCAGTTACAACGCGACGACGAAAACGCTTACATACGATCAAAGTAAACCTGCCGAACTATGGTACACTTACGAATGTCTTCCGGCACAAGGTAAAAACGAAGGAGCGCAAATTGCAATTGATCTGAAAACGGGGGTGAAGAAAGTTTTGTAATTCGGAATTTCCGAGCTACCATAAAAAAAGCCCTTCGATATGAGGGGCTTTCTTTTTGAAACTAATTTATTTTTTTGTTTTCTTCCCTTCCTTCGCCCATCCTTTCTTAGCGAATACCTGAGATGTGGTGAAGTCGAGAATTTTACGATTGTCAACATCAAGGTTATCACATGGAAGTTTCCAAGTGAAGGCATCGTAGCATCTGGACGTTGCCTCAATGTTTTTCTTTACGGCATTCTCCGACTCCAACACTTCACTTGATTGAAGTATTTCACCGTTCTTCGCTACTGATCTAACTCGGTAGCCTTTGCCGCCCTTTCTTCGGGCATCGTGGATTTGAATTGTACTTTGTTTCATTTTGTATCTGAATTAAATTGATTACTGATTAATTGATTCACGTATTTGTTTCCTGAATAACCGACATAAAGTAGCGGCAAGCGATGAGTTTCCCACGCTTTTATACATTCAAATAAATAGTATGCAATCGTTGGATTTACTGCATTGCCTACGCTTCCAACTCTGTGTGTCCAATCTCGAAACCCATCATCATTTCTAATATCGCTATGCGCTCCGATTTCAAGAATCCTTTTTGCGCAAGAATATCCATTGCCCGGATTTGATGCCCACTTTCTAAATATCGAGTTAAAGCCTCCACTTTCGCAAATGTCGCTTTGTGGTCTGATTTGGTTGGAGTAGGCAATAACGTAGATTCTCTCTCTCCTGTGTGGGTATCCAAAAGCGAGGTTCGATATACATTGCCATTCCGCATCATACCCGATTTTGGAAAGGTCGCATAAGACTTGCTCAAATCCTCGTATAGTGAGAGCTGGGCTGTTTTCAATGATGATGTATTTAGGTCTAACTTCCCCACAAACTCGATACATTTCAGACCACAATCCGCTTCGGCTTCCGTTAATCCCCTCCATGCTTCCTGCAACGGATATATCTTGGCACGGAAATCCTCCACTAATAATGTCCACATATCTTGGGTTTGTAAGTGTTCTAACATCTTCGTATTGTTCTGTTCCTGCCCAATGTTTGGCAAGTCTTTTTCTGTTGTGCTTTTCATATTCGCAATTCCATAGTGTTTCTATTTGTGCCAGCTCTGCGCCTTTTTCAAATCCTCCAATGCCAGAGAATAAAGAACCGTGAGTAAGCCCACCGCACAAAAAATTATTAAAAACTGTTTTCGTTTCCATATTAAAATTTATCGTTCAAATCAGTGCCAGCCAGTAACAGCACCTATACGCAATTTTACAACCGCACAATGCCAACACGCAACTGCGTATAGCTGCAAAACGTTAGCCGCAAGCCTATTGACCCCGTTCCAATTCGGCCACAATTTGACGAGCCTTATCCATACAAGCCTGATAATTCCAAGTTCCGTCATTTGGATTAGCCTGGCAAAATGCTTTAATAAGTTCAATCATCTCAGGGGCTTTTGCTATCAACCTTGCATTTGCTTTATTAAGTTCTAAGTATTTCAACGGGTCTGCATAACCATAATCACAAGTGCAAACGTGTTGGTATGTTGTATATGAAGTAAAAGCATTTTGTTCAGCAATTACTGCGGTTAAATTGTGGCCATCAATGTGCCATCTTCCTTCTGTGTGTTTCATTTTTATATAAATTTGTGAGGAAGGCCAGCGGCTAACAGCGGTTTTGCAATAGCCGCCTGACACATCTCGGTTAATAATAAATTTGCATCTATGCCCGCCTGACACAAATGCTTTTCGTTAGTGGCAAGCCCCTTCTCCATTCCCCGTCGCTAATTCACAACAAATGTACTAAAAACAGTACACCGCGCAAAAAAAGTTTTGACCGTTTCTATTTTGAGAAACGACATTGAAATGATTAAAGATATTTTCAAGGCTTTTTACGCCAAACACAAAACAGAACTTGACAAGAACGGAATCAAACTGTCAGGAATCGAAGAACCTGTGAAATACGAAGTCGAATCCACACTTGAAGACGGAACTAAAATTGTTTCTACTTCATCCGAGTTTGAAGTTGGCGCACCTGTTTTCGTTATTGACGCGGAAGGTAATGCCGTTCCTGCTCCTGATGGCGAACACACACTTGCTGATGGAACGAAAATTTTGGTAGCATCAGGAACAATCGAAAGTGTTACCGAAGTGACTCCCGAAGAGGAAATGAGCAAAGAAGAAATCGAGGCGAATCTCGCTGCAATGGGTGAGGCACTTTCAAAAGCCACAACCGAAAACGAAACGCTCAAGGCTCGCATTGCCGAACTTGAAGGAACTCAGTCTGAACTGGCAAAAGCAAAAGCAGAAATTGCTCAGTTGAAAAAACAACCTGCGGCCACTTCAGTAACGCAGGAAAAAGCCGGAGCAAAGAAATCCGAAGAGCCAAAGCCTGAAAAATCATGGCATCAAATGACCTACGTTGAAAGAATCCGTTTCAACAGACAGAAACAAGCAAATTAAAAAACAACCAATAGAACAACCATAAGACATGGCAACAGTTACAAGTTTAACAACCACTTATGCCGGTAAGGTAGCAGGTGGATATATCAGACAGGCGTTCCTTGCAAACGAAACTTTGCAGAACATCACAGTCAAAGAGAATATCGATTACCGTCAGGTAGTTAGAAAACTCGTTGACAACATCACTTTCTCAGGTGCTACCTGTGACTTTACTCCGACGGGTACGGTTACATTGACCGAACGCGAGATCGTTTTGGAGAAATTCCAAGTTCAAAGAGAGCTTTGCAAAAAAGATTTTCTCGCTGATTGGGATGCTGCTCAGGCTCAAAACGGTCAACTTCCGGGTTCATTGTCTGATGCACTCATCGACAATATGCTTGCAGGAATCTCATCCAAAAACGAGTCTTTGATTTGGACAGGAGTAAACGGTAACGGAGGTGAATACGACGGTTTCTTGACCTTGTTTGATGCTGACGGAACCGTGAACAAAGTTGCTGCACCGGTAGCAATTGATTCTTCAAACGTTATTGCCAAAGTAAAACTGTTGATTGCAGAACTTCCAACTGCCGTAAAACGCGCAACTGAGAAACCTGTTATCTACATGGCAAACAATGTTTGGGAAGCCTATATGTACGCTCAGGTGGGATCAGGTTACGCAACCTACATCACTAACGGCCCGGCAGTTCAGCCGACATTCATGGGAATGTACAACATCGCAGTTTGTCCGGGTATGCCTGACAATGCAATGGTAATGGCTCAGCCGTCTAACCTGTGGTTTGGAACTAACGTGTTGAACGATTGGAACAACATCTCAGTTCTTGACATGGAGGACAGAGACCTTTCAGAAAACGTAAGATTCAGCGCGAAATTCTTTGCTGCTGTTCAATACGGATTCGGAAATGAGATTGCGGTTTACGCTCAGGGAATCTCCTAACATCAACCAATAATTTAACGGGGAGGCAACTCCCCTTAATTTTAAAAAGAATGCCAACTTGCACAATTACATCAGGTAATATCGCAGCCTGCCTCGAAGGGAATCCCGGAGGTATTGAATTGTTTCTTGCAAACTATGCAGACCTGCAAGATCAAGTCACAATTGATCCGCTTACAGGAGTTGTGACTGCATTGCCGGAAGTTACTTTGTATCGTTATGAAGGTACAAGAAACTCGGTATCTGCAACCAATGCGCCTGTGTCAAATCTTGACAACGCATCACTTTATTTTACTCATACCTGCACCATTAAAATTGCAGGACAGAACGCAGCACGTCACCTTGAAATTCTCGGTAACGTTGCCCGCGCTCGCATGGTTATCTTCGCGCGTCTCGCGTCTCAGAAAATCATCATGCTTGGGTATGAGACAGGTATGTATCTTGACCCTGCATCAACTGCCGGATCAGGACTTGCCAAAGGTGACTTCGATGGATATGAATTGACCTTTACAGCTGAAGAGCCAAATCCGGGGAGATTCCTTGCTCAGTTCACAACTGAACCGTTTGACAACTTCGCAGATGTAACACTTGACCCACCATACGGAGTAGTTAGTTAATTGATTCATTTTGTTTTGAATTTTAAAACGGGTGGGTGTTTGCCCGCCCGTTTTTTTTAAGACTATGCAGGAACTATTAATTGATACAGCAGGACAAACGATCAGGCTCACATTGAATGAGGGTCGAAGTTATTATTCTGAACTGTTCAGTGATTATTTGGTGGTGATAACGCGTGAAGAAAAGAGTCCATCGGGGTTGTTACTTGCTCAGGTTGCAACGTTAATTTTGGAAAACGAACGCTATACTGAGATAGAAATAACTACCGAAGGACTGACGACAACAGGACAGTACAGATATGTGGTTTACGGACAGAATTCGGACAGTAATACAAATCCGAACGATGCCTCAGTAGTTGGTGAAGTTGAACAGGGATGGATTAAATTAACGGGTGATACAGAACTATACAACGTTCCGACTATCACCATAAGTAATGACAAGATTTATGGACAATAAAGTCAAGGCAATTAAAGTAGACATGGCTCAGTACAAGCCCGTTGATGCGATGGAAAAATTTGATCGCAAGGGATGGGTAGTGTACGGGCCGGACAACCTATACCCTAACTACTTAATTGACCTTTACGAATCCGCACCGGTTCACGGGGCGTTAACGACTTCCATTATCGAAATGATTACGGGGAAGGAATTTGCACCGAATCCACAGGTGGAGCAGTACAATCTTAATTCCATTCGCGGGGATATTTCCTACGATTTAAAGTTACAAGGCGGATTTCACCTTGAAGTGATTTTAACGGTTGATAAAACCGATATTGCCGCGATCAATCATCTTCCATTTGAATCATGTCGAATGGCTTACGCTGAGAATGAAGACGGGATTCAAATATTCACCGGAATTTATTTCTGTAAGGATTGGTCACGGGCGAATAAAAAGGGTTACGAACCGCGATTTATTCCAAAGATGACGCAGGGTAGTGAAGAACCAAGACAATCTTTTTGGCATTTCACCAAATTAACCAAGTCACGCGCATATCCGAAACCCGATTATGAAAAGTCGCTCACGTGGATTGAGGTAGAAAAGCAGATCGGAATTTACCACATGAACAATCTTCTTAATGGTTTATTTCCGGCGTTCATGATCCACATGATGAACGGGCAAAAAGACCCGGAAGAGGCCGCGCAGATTAAAAAGGATTTTGAGAAACGTCTCGGAGCAGAAAATGCCGGCGGGTTCATGATGACATTTAACGAAAGTGGATCAGAAGCCCCAAAGGTTGACACATTTCCTATCTCAGACGCTGATAAACAATATCAATTCTTATCCGGAGAATCCACTTCAAAAATAATGATCGGCCACCGCGTAACGTCTCCTTTGCTTTTTGGAATCCGTGGCGAAGGTGGTGGACTTGGATCAAATAAGGATGAAATGGTGGCGGGGTACAAGCTATTTTTCTCACAGGTCATCGAACCGTTTCAACGTTTC